CCATTATTTTCAATATCCCAAACAGAGATTGTATTTGGATTTTCGACTCTTGGCGAGGCTTCCGTTAGGAGTTGTTGTCCCGGCGCAACACCACTAGGCATATACTCCGGTAGCAATGTGCATTTCAAGGTTCTTTCGCTTCCGTCAACTTTTGTAAACACAACGGTAACGACACCATTTTCCAAAGTTTGTTTTAATTCATGTTTGTTCATCATTTTGCAATCTTTCATAATATTCAATATAATCGGCAGCCCTACTGCTCATATGTTCGAAAACGTCTTCCAATACCGCGTCAGAAGTTGTCGTAGCCTTTGCAACAACTCCCAAGAAACCCGTATCTATCATCCTCGAAATATAATCAAGTGGTGAAATCAAAATAGCTTTAAATCTCTCGGGCATTTTTGGTGGATCTTCAGGAAAAATAATGATATCATATAAATCACCCATTTCAGATCCAACAAGTTTTTCGCCAGGATTTTTGTAACTGAAACCATCAACTTCCAAGTCGCCCTTGTGGTTGCGATAAAAATTTAAACCGTCGAAATTTTCATTCTTTAAGGTTCGCAAGAATTCTCTCATTAAATGCCTTTATGTGTGACTTTCGGACTCTAACCATTATCCATGTATTGTAGTAATCGTTTGATTCCAAAACGCTACGATCAAATTGCTCTTTAGCTTCCAAATATCCACATTCACCTTTAGATTTACACAGGTGAATTATTTCTCTCTTGAAAAGCTCCACACCATGGAGTTTAACATCGTTTTGTAGTTCTGTGTTAGATCCGTAATAAGTTTGCCAGTCCGAAGAAGTTTTATACCTCTTTTTTTTACCCTTAATTACCTTTGTTTTTAGTGAGTAGAAAAATTTTTTGCCAATGTATTTTTTACCTGTCGTTAAATTGGTGATGATGTAGACAAATCCATAATTATCACCAATATCATTTTCAGTAAAATCTGCGTTGTTGTGTGTCCAGTTTAATCCCATTCCTCATTCTCATCAAGTTCATCCTCATCTATATATTCTTCTTGGATGTCCTCGATTCTTTCGCCACAAAAGGGACAAAAGTTTGGTGTTTCATCTGACACTAATTCTTCTGCATAATTGAGTTCAAATGTGGAATCACAATTTTCACATTCTCCTGTTACAAGTTTTTCATTCATTTGTGGTGCTCTCCATGTTTTTCTTTTTTTGGTTCCCACTTGGCACACCAATATGTTGCTTTAACTTTAGCATCCCATTTTTTACAATGCTTAGTTCCGGCAACATAGTATCCACAATTGCTACATTTTTCGTGGCCAAGTGATGGCTGATACCTGCTTGGTAAGTTTTTTGGAATTTTTGTTCCGTCTGGATATTTTCTTTGTGCTAATGCTTCTTTAATTAAATCTAATTTGCCCATACATCTCCCCAATTTCCTTTGAGTGCGCCTTTAGCATAGTCTGTTGCACGATTTTCAAAGAAATTGGTGTGTGTCGGAGCATTAATCATTTCCTCAACCCATGGTAATGGATTGCGTTTCACTTTGAAGATACCCTTCATACCCAAACCAATTAATCGTCTATCGGCAATGTATCGAATATACTTCTTTAATTCTTCCGCAGTTAAACCTTCAAGATTGGTAATACCAAAAGCCAAGTCGATGAATTTGTCCTCAAGTTCCACCATTTTTTCTGCTATGCTATAGATTGATGACTTTAGTTCATCGTTCCAAATCTCTTGGTTCTCTTGTATGTATGTCTTAAACATTTTCAACATGTTTTCGGTGTGCTGAGTTTCGTCAACGATAGACCATGTAACGATTTGGCCCATGCCTTTCATTTTGCCATGTCGTGGAAAGTTTAACAACATAACAAAGGATGAGAACAATTGCATGCCTTCTGTAAAAGCGGAGAATACTGCAATGTGTCTGGCTGTGTTTTGCTTGCTGCCGTTGTTGGCTGAAATGTCCATGACAAAATCGTGTTTGTCTTTCATTTCTTGGTATTCCAAGAATTCATTGTATGTTGTTTCAGGAAGGCCGAGTGTTTCGATAAGGTGCGAATATGCGGCGATATGTAGTGCTTCTCTGGCCGCAAACCCCAACAACATCATTCTTATTTCGGGCTGTGGAAAATAAGGTAGATAATTACGCACATAACCGCCAGCAACGTCAATATCACCTTGCGTAAAAAAGCGGAAGATATGTGTGAGAAATCGTTTCTCTTCAAGTGTAAGTTTCCTTTTCCAATCTTTCTCATCTTCAAGCATAGGAACTTCGGTATGAAGCCAATGAGACTGTTCGTGTTTTAGCCAGGCTTCATACGCCCACGGGTAGGCGAAAGGTTTAAAATTGTTTCTGTCGTCTGTTAATCTTACATTTGTTTTCTTAATCATTTTCCAGCCATTCTTGTAAAAGGTTTTTTGCTACAATTCCAGTTCTTCTTTTGACTTCAAAATTTTCATTTAGCATGATTAGTGTTGGAACGGAACGAATACCATACTCCATTGCCAATGCTTGATTGTCGTCAATATCAATGACTTCTATTGGTAAGTTCGTGTTAATTTCTTCAAGCTGTTGGGCCAAAGCCTTGCATGGTTGACACCATGATGCAGTAAATCTTAAAACTCTTTTCATTTATATTCCTTAAATTTATTTCCAATATTTCGAATAGTCAATATTGTTCCAGTATTCTTCGTTGTTTCGGTTCCAAAAATTTTTAATGAGATACCAAGTCATACCAGTATAACCCATTTTTTTAAACCTTCTACTATCTTGACCAAAATAATGATTCATTAATTTGAATTTTTCCACATTATATTTTTTTGATAAAAAGAAATCTTCACTTGTCTCATACTTTTCAGGAAAACCACCAAGTTCTCTAAATTTATCAGTTCGGGTTAACATAAAAGCACCGACAGCAAATGGGACCTTATATTTCATAATACCATTGATTGTATTGAACAACATAAAACCAATTTTTGTTCTGATATCATCATCATAACATTTTATCTTCAGTCCAATCAAATCCAAATTTTTATTTTCCATTTCTTTGACACAATCAACTATAACTGTGTTTGAAAAAAATCTCACATCACTATCAATGAATAATATGTAGGGTGTGCTGACCAATTTAGCACCTCTATTTTTAGCAATTGAAACGGGGCCACCATCCACAATTTCAATATTCAAAAAAGAACTATGATCCTTTATGACCTGTCTAGTATTGTCGGTGGAACAGTCCGCAATGATGATTCTAGTGTTTCCAATTCCTTGGAGGCGAAGGGATTCTAGTAAATGGTGAATATAGTTTTCTTCGTTTTTACATGGAACCACTATCGTAATTTTGTCTTTTAACTTGTTTTCTGACATTTTCCTTCGACCTTAAAATTATCAAATTTCAGCCAATAAGTCATACTTTGTAAAACTTGTTCACATTGTTGTTGTGTTTGTAACTGAAAATTTATTCTTCCCGGAATATCATTAGGATTTTTCATATGTACTGCTATTAGTAAGAGTGTCCACATTTATTATTTCCTTCCAATAAACTATTTCCCATTTACCATCCATATGTTCGACCAATGCACTACATGATTCAACCCAATCCCCGTCATTCATGTATATTGTGCCATCTATTTCTTTTATTTCGGGGTTGTGTATGTGGCCACATATAACTCCATCATAATTTCGTTTTTTGCAGTAAGTAACTAAGTTTTTTTCGAATTGAAAAATAAAATCAACGGCCGTTTTAACTTTGCTCTTTAAAAATTGGCTTAAACTCCAATAACCAAAACCAAACTTATGTCTCCACCAATTAAATTTATTGTTCAACCATAAAACGAAATCGTATGCTTTATCCCCCAACACACTCAACCAAGGAGCCAACTTACTAATACCATCAAATAAATCACCATGTATAACCAAATATTTTTTACCATCAATACCTGTGTGTTCACAATGATTCATAATTTCTATGTTACCAAAGCCAATATTATATGGCATTAGTGGTCTTAGAAATTCATCGTGATTACCTGCTACATAAATGACTTTTGTACCCCTTTTTGCGTAACCCAACACTCTTCTAACAACATTCGTATGGCTTTGTTTCCAACGCCACTTGTTTTGTTGGATGCGCCAAACATCTAATATATCTCCAACAAGATAAAGAGTTTCACACTTATTGTGTTTCAAAAAATTATTTAATAACTCTGCTTTACAATCGTTCGTACCCAAATGCACATCACTAATGAATATGCTTTTGTATTTCATTTACCTTTTCTTTCGTACATAACTGTATCAGTATCACCTAAAGCCCATTTTGCTTCAGTTTCAACTGACCATCTTTTGGTTGATACTTTGAAATCTGGATATTTTAATTCACGAGGATTACTAGACGGTTCAAACACAATCATTCTATTATTGGGTTGACATGCAAATTGACCATTGTCGCATTTAATGAAGTTATATGATTTATGATCTTCAAAATCTTCGGAGAGACCGGTATCTATAATATTAAAATCTGGATGTGCTGAATCTACTGTAAACAAATATTCACCGTACATCCAATCACCATTCTTTAATTTAAACTTGCACTTCATTGATTGCAGTTGTGCTTTTTTCAAAACACTAATATCATAACTCAAACAATCCCATAATTGCAAGTGGTCAAGCGGTAAAGGTTCACCTTCAATGGGTTTCCAGCAGTATGCGCTAATTGGTAATTTATCATACAATGCGCCGTATTCGTTCAAGTAAGATTCGATACGAAAGGCTTGACCTCTTAATGATTTGATGCTGACCCACCAACAGGGTACCAGTTCACCAAATCCTTTCTGGAAATCATAGAGGAATTCTTTGCGAACAAAGCATTTTACTGTTGGTAGGTTGGCGATTATATGCGACATTTCGGTTCAATAGATTCAAGAAATTATTTTACACTCTTCGCCCAGTCAGAACGAATTTGCACTTTAACTTTTTCTGGTAGGGGAACATAATCTAAGTTGATAGCACTTGTATCACCTTTGTTGAAAGCCCAATCAAAGAATTTTAAAACGCCTTGTGTGTTTTTTCCACCCTCTTTTTTGACAAGAATAAAAGTGGCGGCAGTAATAGGCCAACCGTCTTTATTGTTTAAATTTACTGCCATTCCCGGAACTTGCCAATTGGCAGATTCGGCCGCTTGTTTAAATGTCAAATCATCTGGCTGAACTATCTTATTCTTATTCAACATTGCAGTATATGTCATTTTACCCTGTTTGGCAAATGCATATTCAACATAACCAATTGAGCCAGTAAGATTTTGCACCATTGCGGCAACACCAGCATTACCTTTTCCTGCGGCCAAATTTTTGTTTTTCCAACTTACACTTTTACCTTCGCCGACAATATCTTTAAAACTCTTGCTTACCTGAGATAGGTAATTTGTAAAGACCGCTGTAGTTCCACTACCATCACTACGAACAATTGTTGTTATAGCTTGATCGGGAAGATTTAAATTTGCGTTTAGCTTTTTAATTGCAGGATCATTCCAATTAGTAATTTTTCCCTCAAAAATATTTGCAGTTGTTGGTCCATCTAAAACGATTTCACCCGGTTTGAATCCTTTGAGGTTAACAACTAAAACAACGCCGCCGATCACAGCCGGAAACTGGTGCCAGTTTTTGCTAGTCAAATCGCTTTGATTTACTGCATCATCAGTTGCACCGAAATCAACTGTATCATTTTCCATTTGTTTGATGCCACCTGAGCTACCAATAGCACCATAATTAATTTTCACACCCGTTTCTTTGTTATAGTCGGATGCCCATTTTGTATAAACTGGTTCAGGAAATGTGGCACCGGCGCCGGTGATGATTTGAGCATTTACTGAAAATGCACACAATGAAAATACTAGACCTAAAATTTTATTCATTTTTTTCTCCTATTTTTAGCCTTCGCAGGCAATGCAATCGTTACCTTGAGCAATTAGAGTCATATCAATTTCTTC